TCATCAACGATGGAAGCGACGTTAACGGCAAGACCATTGTTAGTGGTGTTATTGTCAGCGAGGGTAGAAGAATCCTTCACTGACATGTTGGCGGTGAAAGACTTAGATCCTTCGTCAAGAGCAACCACCAGTTTGCGCTGAATGTTAGTGACCACGCCCTCTGCACTGTTGCTACCAGTAACTGTATCGCCAACAGCGAGGATGCCCGAAGTTGTGACGTAATCCAGGGTGACTTCCAGTTTGCGGGTGCTTGCCTCATAAGCAACGATGGTGCCTCTAACACCACCAGTGGCGTTACCAACGAATGTATTGCCAGCAACGAATTCGCCAACGAGGGTCGAACCAGTTGCAAACTCAATGACCATTCTGTAATCGTATACTGTGGAGTATACGTTAGAAGCACTGACATTGACCTTCTTACCAGCGATCATTTCCCACTCAGAAACTGAGGGTTGTGCCAGATAGAGGATTTGGTCAGGACCAGCGTCGGTCATAACAACGCGAATGCTGTTGCCATATTGACCAGGAGTGCGAGCAGCCCACTTCCAGTTGTTAGCGGCAGTCTCTGTGGTTGCCTCATAAGAATCGAGATTCTTAATCAGCGGAGCAGTAATACCAGTTGAAGTCTCTTCATTAACAGTGGTCTTACTGGCAGTAACCACTTGCAGAGTGATGGCAACACCATCAGTGTGAGCAGCAGCGGTTGTTCCGAGAACGGCACGAGTAACTGTCAGACGATCGCTGTTGTTAACTGCACCAGCGCCAAGGGCGATGGCAGTAACCTGCATGATTTCGTCGTCAATTCTAACGTAAGCGTTAGTTGTTACACCCAGAGTTGTGGCAGAGGCAACATCAACAGTAGTAGCACTGTCGGTCAGTGTGCCGTTATTATCCAGAGTGCTAGCGGTGCTTGCTTCAATCAGGGTGATCGAAGAACCAGCAGCGTGAGACACAGCGGAGGTGCTCAGTTGACCGCGAGCAACTAAGATGTCCAGACCAGAGACAGAAGTAACGGTCAGAAGTTCAGCGTCGATCAAGAGAAGATCGCCCGCGTCAAAGTCGGTAGCATTAGCAACAGTCAGAGTGGTGTCAGTTGCACTCAGAGTTGTTTGTGTGAAAGTTGCAGCGTCAATAGCGTTCTTCAATGCAGAGTTGTCTGCACGAACGACCTTGACAGAACCGCCATACAGCAGGAACTGTGCTACGCTAAACCAATATTCGTAGTTGTAGTCATTCGGTTTGCCGAATGTCTCGATGAGTTGTCTTTCGTTGGAGATTGTTACAACCTCTTCAACGGGTCCCTTTTCAAAAGATCCAACAATGGCACCAATGTTATCAACAGTCGCGTTGACGGTATTGGTAAGATCTCTTTCTAGGACGACAACACCTGGTGAAATTTGAGTAGATGCCATCTGGGGGGGTTCTCCTGATAAGTTCAATCGGATGCTATTATTATTTAGAAAAACCCACTCTTTCACTGGGGAAACGTGACGTGAACACGCTACCAGTCAGGATATTCCCACCTATCAAATATCTTATTTGTCATGCGTGATGTGATGATTCTCAATACGGTGCAAGTTTTACATTCATATGAATATGCGCTAGGAACATTTCCTCTATCCTTTCTAGTTTTATAGAATTCATCGAGAAGATCTTTTTCTTTTCCACAAGATCTACACTTCCTAGTGGCGAGGAGCAAATGTTCTAGTTCAAATTCTTCCTCAAAATTCATTATCGATAATCCCACATATATGACATGTCACCATATTCACCAACAGACTCTGCGTTACTCCATACCTGACCTTCTGGATCGATAAAGGACTCTTCATCTAGACCATCAGAGATGAAACCAAATGGTGCCATGTCTGCTTCGATCTGTTCCTTTTGTTCCAAATACATTCGGGCACGAACATCATTGTCATGCAGTTCTCGGAAGTAGTCAGACGTTGCCAACCAGGAGAACATGACCAGACACATAGCAAGGTCGTCATTACATCCATCCTCTGCTTCCCACGCTTGTCCTCTTTGAATAAAGGTGGTTAGTTCTGCAATCACGTCATAGTCACTGATGAGTAGTTTGTCATCCTCAATCAACTGTTTCATGTTTGCACACCCAGTCTTCTTCACTGTGGTGGACATCTTGACACCCATCTGTGTCTTGTTCCCAGAGAAACCCTGACCAATCACTTGCCCTGCTCTACCGCGCATAGCACACATCAGAAGGTTGTCATATTCAAGATCGAACTGTAAGATGTCTGCTACCTGTCCGCCAATGTCATTGACTTCACAGAGTACATATGCATGGTTGTATGCTGTGGCAACTTGGTGTATGATATTGGGGAACAACAGAGGTTTGATCTGGTTGTTCCTATACTTGGCAACCATCTTATATGGGATAGTTGTAGTATCAATTACCGTGAATGCTGAATAGTCTTTTGTTACACCTCTTGCAACGTCCACAGTAATCACATATTGATGCTCAGGTATAGGTTCCTCAAATACATCGAGACCTTTATTCCTAGTGATAGGTTCATCATAAACCATCGTTCTCAACTTAGAGGCAGAGATGAGGGTATCAACCGATCCCAGAAACTCACACTCAAACTCAACCCTGAACTGCTCCTCTGAGGTGTTCTTGATGGTTTGTTCTTTCCAATGAGCGTCCCTACCAGGGACCTCAGACCAGTGAACCTCTGTTGTTGTATATTCGTTCTTACCCCTCTCGGCATCATGCCAAAGTTTGTAGAACATATTCATCCCGTGTGGGGTGGAGATGATAATTACCTTTGTGCTTTTACCAGAAGATATAGTAGGATAGACAGATGAAAAGAACTGATCAGCAATGTGGTTCGGAATAAACGCGAACTCATCCAGAAATATGACATTAAAAGACATACCCCTGACGGCACTAGCAGAAGTAGAAGCAGCCATGATTTTGCTGCCGTTCTCCAATTCCAAACTGCCCCTGTTCCACTGAGAGATGCCTTGTTGCATCCATTTGGGGAGGTTTTCATAACTTAGTTGTAATCGTTGTAGCATCTCGCGAGCAGTCGCTGCTTTGTTAGCAAGGATTGCTACGTTGACATTATCGTTAAACAGCACATACCACAACAGATATGAAGTCACAATGGTGGACTTGCCAGACTGTCGTGGTAGTTTTGCGATGTTAAATCTTTCAGCGTGAAACTTCCTAGTCATGTCAACTTGGAAGTCATACATTTCAAATGGGATCAGACCTTTATCGAGTGAGATGATCTTAATGTAATTCTGAATGAAGTACACAGGATCTTTACTACATCGAATGTATTCCTCAACCTGGTCTGGGGTGAACGCCTGAGAGACGTTTGCCTTTTTCAGGTTAGGATTACCAAGATAGATCTGATCGGTACTCATTTTTTATTTCTCACTGACCAAGTTAATTCTAATGTGTACGATAATAAAATAATAAATGCAAAAACAAATACTGCACTCATTCCACTAGCGTGCCATGAGCACGACGAATCTCTCTGAGTTCCTCAAAGTCTTTCTGCTTGGTTCCGCCATCGTAGGACCAGGCATATCCTTCGGTGATCATCTGTTCGTTGAGGGAGAGTTCTGCGTCCCCGATGTATAACCACCCGAGAAGACGCCCATACTTGCCCATACCGCCAACAAGCTCAGTGCGGATAATGAGATCATCGTCGCCAGAGATAGCACCTTCAAGCTTGCCCGCAAGCCAGTTGGTGGCATCGTATCCCAGTGCCTTCTCTTCTGCGTCGCGTGTTCGTTTCTCTGGCGTATCGACTCCTGCAACTCTGACCCTCTCTTTCTTGTAAAGGTCGAAACCCAAATCAATCGTGACATCAATAGTATCTCCGTCAAGAACTCTATTGATCTCGATCACTCGGAAGTTGTAACAACTCTTCCGACTCGGGGGTGTCATCGCTCCCATCTTCCAATTCCTTAAACGCCATTCTTAATATATAGGCAACCACATAGAGAACTCCTACTAGGAGTAGCACCATCGATATGATGATACTCCACGTCACATCATTAACATCATTGAGTGGACGGAGTATTAAATTCATTGGTTATCGGGATCCAAACCCAAATTAATTAGATACTCACGCCACCATTCTTGCTTTTCTTTCTTCCATTGAGGAACAGGTCTGCCGTGTTCGGAATACCATTCCTCCAATGCTTCATCGATAGTCTGTGCGATCTCCATATTCTTCGTCCTCTTCATCAACATCTGCATATGCATTTGCCACATAAGGTCCGTGTGGTTTTCTGGATTCTCGTTCGACATAATTGGTCTCGGCATTTATCGCATCGATCCAAACTGACAGTTTCATCACAATGAATAAAATAATTAGAGGTGTGAAACACCCTACTAATATGACTGGATTCATTTGTGCTTTCTCGCAAAGGGTTCCCAATGTTCCCATCCATATTTATGGATCGCCCAGATTCCTAGAATAGGAACTACGATAAGAATTGATGCCAGGAAACCCAGAGACCATGGGTTTTCCATTGTGTGTCTTACAAAGAGTGTCATTTCAATACCTTGTGTGCCGTACCATCGCCATCATATAGGTCAGTGTCATAGTAACCACCCTTCCTAGCGCCAAAATAGATTGTAGTTAAAACAAAAGGCACTGCTACAATAGCAAGTGCCCATCCGAGTAAGTGTTCCATTATGGATTGTGGTTCTTATTTGATTTGATTTGATTGTATCCCCAGACTGCTAGGGTGCCGATACCTAGACCAGCAATACAGCAAAGAAACATATGAATAAGGTGTTCAAAGGTTGAGTGGTCAGCGTGATTCATCCGAAATACATTACAGAGAGTGTGAAGATAACAAAAATGATGATAGTAAACATCATCAATCCTAGACCTGCCCAGACGACCCAAGCAGGCATAGGTTCATAGTTGTGATTATGAGACATGTACTGTTCCAATCATGCCCGCACCTTTGTGGGGGGCACACCAGTAAGTATACTCACCTGCCTCAGGAAATGTCACCTCAAAGTCTTCACCTGGTAACATAGCGAGACCTTCGTGTGAAAGTTCTGAATGATCCTCCACAATTACGTTGTGGGGAGGGAGCATGTTGTTAATGAAATGGACAGATTCGCCAGCAGCGATAGATACCTCTGCTGGTTCAAATACTAGGTTGCCATTAGCACCCATCTGGACATCTACTGCCCATGCAGGTAGGGCAAAAAATAGTGTAGCAATAAGGGAAAGGAAAAATCTCATTTATACCTTATGTAACTACACTATGTAGGCAACAATACTTAATTGTTACTGACTATTATCAGGATCTCCTGGCATATCTTTATCTAGTTCTTGCAATCGTTTTGCCCACGTTTGCCCACCGTCCATACCTCTACAAGGATTAATGCAACGATTGTCTCCCAAGTTATTACAAACAAGTCCCGCCAGGTCAAGTTCGCTACCTCTTTTGCCTGTGCCAGACCAATAATGTTCGCCATTAATCCAGACTGCTCCACACTTGGGGCATTCTTTTCTTTCGATTGATAGATCTGAGAATTGTCTTTCATTTTCCATTTGTAAGATCCTTTATGAGAGTTGAAAAATTACTAGGCGGAAGGTCTAGTTGCTTTTCCAACTTTCTCTTCATTTGCCACATCTTAAACTTTATGACCATAAATCTCATTTGCATATCAAGATATGCAAATACACGCAGCGTGCCTTCAAAACCAGCGTACCAGATCATTCCCATCAGGATGAGAACTAGCAAATAAAAGGTGAACATAAAGTCCATGAGGATACACTCTATTATACAACTATTTACCAAAATGAGACATTTTTAAGACTAATGTAAGACATTGGAAAAAATTATTAAATTTTACCAATAAAAAAGTCTCCCCGAAGGGAGACCTCAACTCAGCAGTTCCAAGCTCTTAGTGACTTGTTGATTCTTGAATCAGGATCACCAGCAGTCTTCTTAGAAGTCAACTTGCGTTTCATGCCTTTCATTCTGGCACAGAAGGAAGCGCGACGTGGGTTGCCTACCTTCTTACTCGGTGCCTTCAAATCTGATCCTGGGTTCTCTGCTTCATAGGACTTGCGCCCTTTCTCATTCAGACCACCCTCGGAGTTCTTGCCAGACTTCTTAGTCCAAGCAGCACCTTCGGATTGCATATGCATGTCAGCAGGTTTCTTTTTGGATACTGCCTTCATTTGCAACTGCAACTTCTGACGATTAATCATCAGTTGCTTACGCTGAATCTGTTGCTGTCTATTTTCCATAGACTTATCAGCACCAGCAGATGCTTCTGCAATCTTCTCCATCTTTTTCTCATCACAAGTTTTAGAAACACAAGACTGACATTTATTGCAATACTTGGTTCCTTCGGGGCAGTTCTTTGCTTCCCCTATGTACTGCTTGAATGTCTTCATCTTGGTTTATTCGGGCAGTTGTTCTCGTGTTTCTCAATCCAAGTCTTAGGGCGTTGGTGACCCTTCGGAGAGGTCACCCCACAATACTGGCACTTATAAGTTCCGTTAGATTGTTGCTCAGCCATAATGATACGCTCCTTTGTTAGTTTTCTTAGGAAGTTTACCACCTCTGACTTTGGTGCCAGAAGTTTCGCCATAACCTTCGGGATGCTTGCCTGCCTTAGACTTACCAATGGAGTCAGACTTTGCCTTGCTACCCTTTTCGGTATAGTGCAGTTTAGCAGACTTTTCCTTATCTTTGGTGATCACAGATTCTTGACCATGCTTACGACCAAGACGACGCATTACCTTACCGAAACGACGCTTAGACATCTTGTCGGGTTTGGAAGTCTGGTATGAAACCTCACGACCAGTCTCACCACTGCCGTACTTGTACTCACCAACACCTTTCTTGTGACCGATGCCGTGCTTTTTGAGATCCTTCTCCAAGGTCTTACGACCTTCACGATTCTTCTTCTCATCATCGCCACGGTCAGCAGAAATATGCCCAGTAACCTGAGACTTGGATTTCTGCATCATGCGACCAGTGCGGTTGCCTTCTTCGAGGAATTCCTTGAAGGACTTGCCTTCAACCGCTTCTCTCTTCATCTTAGATGACTTCTGACGCTTAGCATAGTCCATGTAGGACTCACCAGGACGCAGTTTCTTAGGATCTTCCTTGGGTTTAGATGCAGCAGCACGATCTTCACGAGCACGCTGGTTAGCACCAGGACCACCCAGTCTGCGATCCTTCTCAGGATCTGGATGCCAGAAGTCACCACGCTCAACGATGGTCTCCTCTGTATATTCCGAGCGATACTTACCACCAGTCTTCTTGTGGGTATCTTCTAGTTCTGATGCCCTATCAGCAGCATACTTTCTGCTCTTCACAGGTTTGCCGATCTTCTTCTCCTTCTTACCATCGGGAGAACCATAGACCTGATAAGGCATTTCATTAACCATCGCAGCCTCTTTCAGGCGTGCCTCACGCTTTGCTTTGGTCTTGGCAAGGATTCTTGCACGAGCGTCATCCTGCTCTTTCTTAGGAATAGCAGTGACAGCACCAACCTTCTGATCTACATCACCAGGGGCATAACCTTCGTTTGCCTTTTTCTTAGTGTCCATGATTGCTTTGTCACCATGCTTAGCACGGATTTGTGCCTTCACAATATCCAGGGCAGAAGCACCTTTGCCATGCTTCTTCTCAGAATCTTTTTGAAGTTGAGTCTTGCCAGGTTTGATACCGAGCTCAGCATTGCTCAGTTTCTTTGCAGGGGGACGATCGTAACGTTTGTTTCCACCAACACCACCACGCTCCATGCGGCGGTCTTTCATGCGATCGTAATCTTCCTCGTTGATAAATTCTTCTTTCTTCATTGGTAGACCTTTGTGTTTGGTGGAAGCAAAATCTTTGGCGTCTTTCTTCTTCATGTTGGCAGCAACTTTGGCAACCTCAGGTGATGCTGCCCCTTCACCTTTCTGAGCAGCGCGGACCATCCCGAAGAAACGCTGCTGTTTTTTCGAGACGGCAGGCATGTTATCAACCCGTTACTTGGACTTCGTTGATATACATGGTCATGCCATTACTGGTATCACCCTTTGCCTGAATCTTGATGCTATTAGCAACGGTAGCGGCACCTGCAAAAGCAGCACTGGCAGACTGGTCGGAGGCAATGGTGATAGTTGTGTCAGTTACAGCAGTAACCTCAACATGAGTTACGTTGTAAGCAGCAGTATCACCACCTGTGAGAGTAACGTAATCACCAACCACGAAAGCATGGGCGGGAGTGCCACCGCCACCAACAGTCAGGACACAGGGATTAGCAGCAGTAGCAGCAATGACGTTTGCCTTCTTGGGTTTGGCAAGTTTGAAGACTTCGGCACCATTGACAGGCATATGGATCACCATATCCGTCGCTACATTAGGAGCACCACCCCATGCAAAGTGATTGCTATGCGAATCAGCATTGATAAATCTGTATAATCCAGTTCTCACTGTATATGCAGCAGTTGTTTGAGGAGTATCACTATTATCAGTGAGACTACCCAAATCCTGCACGGGGACGGTTACATTCGATGCCATGACACTCAGTTAGATTTCTTCTGTATTATTTATCTTGTTGTGCTTTTAGGAACTTGGCAAGATCTGCTGTGCTACCAACAAACATAGTATTGTTTGTAGTGTTGACCTCTTTTGTTTTCTTGGGATTCTCAATCTCAGCGACTTTCTTTTGAAGATCTACCAGTTTGTCGGCAACGTCACCAACGTGCTTGATCAACTGACCAGCGACTTCATATGCACGAGGTTGGTCAGATTCCTGTGCTAATTCCAAGATACCATCTACTGCTTCCTGACCTTTCTCGATCAGAGAATATAGATTCCCACGAGTATACTCGTAGTCTTTCTTCAACTGCTCCTTGGTTGAGGCGAACTCTTCCACAGGTGCAATCTCACCTTTGCTTTGTGTAGACACAATATCTGTGTCTACATCAAGGGCATCGGAGATACCATCAAATTTATTCGTCAACTCCTGTGACGGGGTTTCGTGAGAGTCCATCTGTAAATTCACTATAAAGTTCATTGAATCCGAAGTTATCATCAGGATTCAGCAAGGCATCATCGAGAGTGTTGATGTTACCATCGCTGTTGAGATCCTCAGTTGCCTTTGGAGTAACTTGATAACGTACTTCCCTCGGAGCGGTGGGTGCAGAGTCGGTAGCGTAATCGACAATTGCTTTCTTGATGATTTCGCCACTCTTGTCCTGAATAGGACCATACAGGTAAGTCTTTGCTTGGAACTGTAACGTGTAGATCAAGGTACGACGTGTGTCGTAATCACCTTCATACTGATCGTCATAGTTAATAGATGTCAGAGTTACTGGATAGTCTCTCTTCTCTCCGAGATCTGGAACCAAGTTCATCGTGATATTGAAACTTGGTTGGAAGAATGGTAGAATCTGCTCAATGATTTGTAAAGCATCATCTTGTGCTCTGGATTGCAAGTTCAAAATTGATGTTATATGGCACAGGCATATAACCTTTATTCGTTGTGTCACCAGTTGTATGTCTGATATACTGGGTAGGTGAAACTTTTCTTGTCGGGTCATATGTGATTGCTTGAATCTCAAACGCAATTCTAGGCAGAGTGATCTGTACTTGATCCTTTTGAGTCAAGTCTCCAACTTGACGCAGACGTGCTAAGAATTTGTCCTTAGGTCCATACGCCAAAGGAACCTTCATAGTCTCTGTCTTGGATCCAGAGGTTCTACGAATCTCGATGTTGTTAAATAGTGTGCCAAAGGCAACGACGGTTTTTTTGATTACGCCGTGGTAAGAGTAGGTTCCTAGCATTAGAGTGTTCCTCCACTGTTACCGAATTCGCCAAACGGATTAGACTGAGTGAAGTCTATAATTTGATCCGCTTCGTATTCGATAGCAAAGTTTTGATCATATTCTGAGTTCAAATTATTTAGGGTATTGTAAGATGCAGTAGTCCAGACAGCAGAACTGTCGTTTCCTGTGTACGTCTCGCCAACTGAAAAGCGACCACTTCTATTGATAAGAACAAGAGTTCTGGTTGCACTATCCCAAGTCTTAACTTCGGCAGTGGTGTTGGTGACAGAACCTGTCACTGTCTCACCGACAGTAAAGTCGCCACTACCACCCTCAGCAAAGATGACACCAACAGCATTAGCAAAGTTAGTCTCGACAGCATCAACCTCAGCAATACCAGTATCGAAGTCTTCGTGACTGTACTCGAACAGTTCGCAACGCAGACCCCAGGTATAGATTTTTCCTAATTGGAAGAAAGGTTGTTCGTGCTCTACATACTGGATCTGGAATGTCTTACCCACCATGGGGAAGTGAATCAGATCTCCTTCGTTAGGGCGACCTTCTACAATAAGAGTAGCGTTATCATCTACTGCTGCTGTGAAGCGTCGCTTGGAAATGATGAAGGTAACTTGATCTTGAATTCTGACACCAAACTTTGAAAAGATATCGCCGTCGCCCCTAAAACCACCAGCATCTTCAAGATAGACTTCCACCTCAAAGGCACCCTCAAACTTAGAGAGTGTGTCCTCTCCGAAGACACTATCTTCTTTGACAAGTGTCTTGGGGATGTAGTACACGTTCTTGCCGAACATTTTAATTTGCTCATCGACGAGATCTTGTACAAGACCTTGCTCGCCTGTTGTTCCTTGGGTAAAGTAACTGTTAAGTGCCATGTCATCCGATCATGTCTAGGGGAGGAGTTTCCCAGGTAGTACGAAGTTGCTCATCGAGGATTTTGAGTTCCTCAACAGCATCGTTGTAGATCATCTCACCGTTCAAAGTGACACCACCTGGCATTTGGACATTCTGGAATTTGGTGAGATTCTGACCCCACTGCTTTTTAATTTTTGCAGTGGCATAGTCCTTCAACCACATCTGATTAAAGATCTCAGTCCATGTGTTAGGATCGAGAGCACGCCAGCACTTGATGATCACATATTGATCTTCCAGTGCATCCTCAGACCAGTCGAAGTCCAAATAAAGTTTATCTTGCACCTGATTGTATCTGATAGGTTTCATACCTTCCAGGATGAAGTCGATACTTTCAAGGTGTTGTTGGATCATGTAATAATGATAGAACTGTGTAGATGTAAAATCGTACAAATCATTCAGTCGCATCTGATAACGAATATCAAACATGCTGCGTGTTCCCTTATCAGTAAAGGCAAACATGCCCTCAATTGAGAGGATATGTTCAGGAACTGATAAGAAAGCGTTCTGTTCTTTCCATATCGTTGTACCATCAACAGCAGTCGTATCTGTATTTGCCTTACCAGCAGCGATCTCAGCAGTGGTAAACTGATGCTTCAAGTACACACGTTCAGCACCCTCGTAGTGGAATTGCTGAAACTTTTGGATAGAGTAATCGATAGCGTCATCACACTGATCATCAGATACATTAACCTCCAAGACTGGTTTGCCCAGTCTGCGGAGGCAGTATTCTTTGAGTTCTGCCTTAGAAGTTGGAGATGCCATTGGTTATCAGACGGTAGTGTATTTGCTAGAAAGTGTGTTGTAGTAGACATCACCAGCAGCGAGTCCACCAGCTGTTGCCAAACCATCAGAAGCATATTCAGGAATACCCAGAGCAGCACGCAAGAGCGATGCGGTCAGATTGGATTGGACGAATGCTGTGGTAGCAACCTGAGTTGTGTTGGTTGCCTGAGCAGCAGTAGGAGCAGTAGGCGTGCCTGTGAGTGCAGGAGATGCCAGGTCTGCTTTCAGATCCAGAGCGGTCTGCTGAGCAGTGCTAACGGGTTTGTTAGCGTCAGAAGTGTTGTCAACATTGCCCAGACCAACATCACCTTTAACCAGAGAGACGGTGCCAGTCTTGCCAGCGACGGACTGGACAGGAGCACCAGCAGAAGTAATGAAGTTAGAGTCATTATTCAGAGTGCTGATGTCATCGCCAGGTTGAGTAGCGGAATCTGCCAGCGTGCCCTGAGCAGCGGTTGCATAATTTGGAGCAGCAAGAGCGATACGAGCATCAGCACGAGTATCTGTGTAGTAAAGGTTGTTGCCCTCAGAGAGATTCGTGGTGGACTTCTGAGACAGATCCAGGTTTGCCCCAACTTGGAGAGCAATGCGAGCATCAGCACGAGTATCTGTGTAGTACAGATTTGTTGTGCCCTCAGAGATGTCATCGGTATCGAAGTCGCCAGGAACTGCACTCAGAGTCAACAGGTTACCTGAATCATCGTAGGTAGAAGAAATACCTGTACCAGCAGAGATCAGAGCAGCAACACGATCATCAACACGCTCATTGGTGAAGTAGAGGTTATTGCCCTCAGAGAGGTCCGTGGTGGACTTCTGAGACAGGTCCAGACCAGATCCAGTAGCAGCAGTCAGATTAGAAGCATTTGCCTCAACAGCAGTCTCCAACTGACCCAGAGCACCCTTGATGGTGTTGTTGTCGGAGATAGTGCTGCCAGCGAATGTTGCCAGGTGAGTAGACCCGTTAGCACGACCTGTCAACGTGATCAGATCATCAACATTCAGAGATGCTTGTGTGGGTAGAGTTACACTGAATACACCAGTGGAGGCGTTGTAACCGAGGTCGCCACTGACACTGAATGCACCGCGAGCGCGAGACTGAGTGAAGAAGATATTAGTAGATCCCTCAGTTACGTTGTCGGTATTGATATCCGACTGTGTAACACTCAAAGTGCCAGAACCATCGTGCTGAATACCTGTACCATAAGTAAAGTGTGTACGGGTACGAGCAGCAGTAGTGAAGAGGTTGGTAGAACCCTCAGTGAAATTATCTGTGTTCAGATCTGCCTGTACTGCACTCAATGTGAGCAGATTGCCGACATCATCATAACTAGCAGAGATACCTGTGCCACCAGCAATCAGAGCGGCAACACGATCGTCAACACGCTCATCGGTGAAGTAAAGATTAGTGGTGCCCTCTGCCAGAGCATCGGTGTCGTGGTTTGCAATAGAACCAACCTGAGATTGACCGTAAGTAACGTTACCAGTAACGTTCAAGTTACCTTGAACTTCAAAGTTCGTGGTTGACTTGAAGTTGTTTACCGTCATTGTGTTGGTTGACGGGTTGTAGGACAAGTTCTGAGAGTCTGTACGAACCTCGGTGTATCCTGTATTCGTAGAAACGAAGGGGATAAAGTAGTTGAGGTCGGAAGATGCAGTCTCAGTGATGTTAACCAGATCAGTCTTGTCAGCAGTACCAGTCAGGTCACCAGTGAGGTTACCAGTGATTTGTCCCGTAACACCCAAAGTGCCACCGATAGTAGTATTTGTGGTTACATCCAGAGTGTTGGTAGTTGTCAGACCAGCAGCGGTTATGTTACCAGTGGTAGATTCAAGAGTGATACGGTCCTGAGAAGAACCATTTTGAAGTTTGAGAGTCTTGCTAGCACCACGCAGAACGAAGTTATCCTTGAACAAGGATGTGCTATTTTGTGTAATTGTGTTGTTGAATGTAGCAGCACCATCAACATTCAGTGTGCTATCGAGATCAGTTGCTGCTTGTACATTCAATGTGCTAGTAAGAGTTGTAGCACCAGTGACTCCAAGGGTGCCTGCAATTGAAGTATTACCATTGGCGGCGGTGACGATAAAATTAGATCCACCGACACTGAGGTTTCCGCCAGATGCAATGTTACCAGTTGTAGTTACTGAGGTAGCATTTAGAGTTGTCAGTGTTGTGATGCCAGTAACACCAAGAGTTCCACTAAACGAACCGTTACCCGTTACGCCATCAACGGTGATTTTGGTGGCGTTATTAGCACCCAGGAACAAACTCTGACCGATGTATACATCCTCAGTGACGGTCATACCACCGCTGGTGATCATAATCGGAGCATCATCTGCCAGGCTGGTTGGGTTCTCATTCTTGGAGAACTCAACACGACCACGGAATTCCTGGTTACCTTTCTGGACGACGTTACCATCTACCTCAAAGTCGCCATAGACCTTGAAGTCTTCGCCAACTGCCAGATCCCTAGCGATAGACACACCACCTGCAACTCGCAGAGCACCAGAGGAAGAGAAGCTGCTACCAGTAGATGCGTTGGTTGTATTGGTGATTGACTGAATGCCATCAACAGTCAATGTGCTATCGAAATCAACAGCGCCAGTAACGTTCAGGGTGTCATCGATGACCGAAGCGCCGTTGACATTGAAAGTACCAGCGATGACCGTGTTGCCATTGTCGCTGTCAACAGAGAAGACAGTAACAGAAGCAGCAGTCTGAACTGCAAACTGTTGATTATCTGCTCTTACAAATACACTATCAGTGATGATTGTCGTACCATCAACATCCAGTGTTCCATTAACAGTGAGGTTGTCATCAATTACAGTCTCACCTGTAAAGGAATCCAGAATCAAGTTACCAGCAAGTGTGCTGATTTCGTTATTAGCATCAACACCAATCTTGATGCTGTCGGCAGTCAAGTTGGTCGAAGTGATAGGAGCAGTGAATGTGGAAATTGCATTAACT